GTGAGTTAGGTGAGTTGATACGTTGTTTTTTGGTTTCGACTAACTGGACAATGAGTGACTGTTGATAGCCGTAAAAGTCCTGAACAATGCCCGGATACTCAAGGGAATTTTTAAGGACTTTAACGGCTATAAAAAGTCACTCATTGTCGAGTTAGACCAAACCAACAAGCAACGTATCAACTATCAGGATTCACCGCAGTTCGTAAACGGTCTGATCATCGTTGCAGGTAAAATTCAATTTAGGAAATAAGCCATGAGTACAAAACTAACCAGCCGCGGTTTTTTAGATGCAGGTTCTTTAGGCCGGCTGCCGACTAAAGAAGGTGCCACTATCAACATGGGTAACATGAAACGTGAAGCTGTAATGGGTGACGAAGGCGTACTGGGGTACAGCGAAGCCTATGATTCAGCACCGTCGATTAAGGTGACCATCTCCCACGCGAAGGACACAGATGAAGACAAGATTAAAAACTTCGCTGGTGAGAACCTTACGTATAACACCAATAGTGGTAAGAGCTATACATTGAAAGATGCATGGACAGCTGACCCGTTGGAACTTTCAGTAAAAGACGGCCAGTTAGAAGTGCTGTTCTTGGGTACTGAACTTATTTCGCAGTAAGGAACAGATATGATTTCCATACTAATGAAACGCCAAACTAAGGCTGCAGAAAGGGAAAAGGCTGAAAAAGCCAAGCAGCCGGCTTCTGTTGCTGTTGTAATGCCAATGCCTCAACAGGATGCCCCTATTCGCTCTACCCTGCTAGATAAGCCGTGGGACGAGACTCAGGCCATGCTGAAAGATGATTTGTCCCGTTTGCGCACATTGGCTGGCTCTCAGGAAAAAGAGCCATACAAGCAAGAGCTGCTCAAGAAGTACCAGCCTCTGGTTGAAAGGCTCCTGACAACACACTCAAACCTGAAAGGGTTAGACGTAGTTTGGTGGTTCTATCAGTGGAGCGTCGATATAGGCAACTTAACCAAGGTTTACGAAAGCTTCAGAGCAGCAATAGATATGGGGCTGGAAACACCGGAAAGGTGGAAATCAAACGGGCAGACCGCATTCTGCGATATCGTTTTTAAATACTCGAACAATGCCCATACCAATAAAGCAGAGTTCAATCGTGAATATCTGCAAAAAATAGTACTGGATGTACTGGCCGGTGATCTGGCTATCAACGCCCCGCTTAAAGTGAAAATGTTTCGCCTGGTTGGTGATTGGCACCATGAGAAAGGCGAAAACGAAAAAGCTTACATCATGTTTGAGCAGGTCATGTCGCTTGACCCAGCCAAAGGCGGCCGTAAAACCAAGTTAAATGAATTAAAACAGGAGTTAGGTTATGACGCCCCCAATCAAGGATAAAGGTGAAACAAAAAAAATAACCCTCGCCGTCCCTATCGTTAAAGATGACAGAACACTTAAAGAAGTAGAACTGAGTAAACCACATGCCGGTCATCTTCGCGGGCTAAGCCTTTATGATGTCTGTAACGCTGATTTCGATGCTGGCCGGAGAATACTTCCGCGGATATCGGAACTTGATGAGCGGGATATGCTTAATATGGAGACGGAAAACTGGGCTCCCCTGCTCACTGGCTTGGCCTCTTTTTTCGTCAATACGGAAGCCTGATAGACGACATAAAGACCGTCGAACCGTTATATGCAGATTTAGCCGTTGTCTTTCGCTGGCAACCAAGTGAAATCGACCGGATGACTTTCGACGAACTATTACGCTTTCACGAACTCGCATTTGAACGCCATGAAACCAGCAAACAAGAAGGGAGCGATTAGCTCCTTTTTTGCTATCAGGAATGATCTGTTATGAAAATGAATCTCTCTGTGGTGATGAACTTAAAAGACAAAACCACTGCCCCACTAAAAGCAATGCGTGAAGAGTCTAACCATTACTCCAAGGCGATAAAGAACATCCAGAAACGTCAGCAAGATGATTCGGCCGCATTGGGTATGATTGATGCTTTCAAGAGCACAAGAATAGCTATGGACAAAAACAGCCTAGCCATAGCCACCGCAAATGAAAAGCTTCAGGAACTGGAAGCCAAGCAAAAATCAGCCAATAAACCAAGTGCAGCCCTGACCGAAAAAATCACCAAGCAAAGAGAAAAGCTAAATGCTCTGAATGCCAGTCAGGACGAAAGTAAAAAAAGGCTGATCAACTTAGGAAAGCAGCTTAAGAAAAGCGGCGTAAGAATGTATGACCTAAGCGGTGAAAGTAACCGGCTAAATCAGAGTTACAAAAAGCATGGTAAAGAGATCTCTAAGCTCAGTAAAAAATATGCTTTGCTACAAGGAGCCATGACACCAATCCGCAAGCTGAACAAATCAATCAAGATGCCAACCATCGAAGGTGCCAGAAATGCTGCTCTTGCCGGAGCTGGCGTTGCCGGTTCAATGGCCGGATTAGGTCTGATCGTAAGCAATACTGCTAGCCAGTTGGATGAAATGGCGAACACAGCAGGTGACGTAAAAATGCCAGTGAGTGAGCTTCAGGCTCTCCGGCTTCAGGCAAAACTTGCGGGTGCTGAATCAGAAGATATGGATGCCGCCATAAGAGAAATGATGTTGCGCTGGGGTGAAATGAAAACCACCCAAAGTGGCACTATGAATGATTACTTTAAAGACACTGGTAACCGCAAAGCTTATGAAGATTTAATGCAGGCTAAAAACGCCTCTGAAGCATACCAGGTACTATTAAGAGAAATTGCCAAGGAAACGGATGAGTCAAAGCAGAACTTTATGGCTGATGAGTTCTTTGGTGGCGATAGTGAAAAAATGTTGGGCATGCTTAAGGGTGGTATTGAAGGTTATACCGAAGCCAAGCAGTTGCTTAATGATACCGGTGGCGCCGTGAGTAAAGAGTCCATAAAAAACGCCACTGAGTTTACTGCATCACTTAAAAAAATGGGCGCGATTGTCGATTCACTAAAAATCCATGCTCTGACTCCAATCATGGCAGAGCTTTCTTTTATCATGAAAGACTTAGCCAAGGACATGAAAGATATGGAATGGCGTGAAGGTGCAATTAAAGAACTCCGTGAAATAGTCAAAAGCACATTCAATGCATTTAAAACTCTGGGCAGTACTTTCCTTTGGCTAACCGACAACATGAGCACTGTACTAGGTGCGTTTGCCGGAATAAAAATAGCCTTGGTCGGAATCAATGTCTTAGCATTAGCAAACCCACTTGGCCCGGTTCTTATTGCTATTGGTGCCATAACTGCCGGAGTCGGCTTTCTCATTGACAGGTTTGGTGGGTTAACCGCCGTAATGGATAAAATCAAATCTGTATGGAGCAGCATATGGGGCGAGGATGACGAAGTAGAGAAAGTGAAAGAGTTAAGTAAAACGGCTCAAGAGTTCAAAAGACAGAATGCAGAGCTCGATATCGTCACCCATGAAACCAGAAGCCAAACCGAGAGAATTAATACAGAGCAAGCTTACCGAACGTATCAATCCGGAGGGATAAGCTCTCCCGTATACAACCCATACAGGCCAATCACCAACCAGACTGTGAAAAGTAAATCAGAAGTAGCTCTGACCATAAAGTCAGATAAGCCAGTTACTGTGGATAAGGCAAAATCAGAAAAAGGAACAGATCTGAATCTTGATGTGGGAGGTTTAGGGCTTAGTTATTGATGCCAAAATGCCGGAGGAACCCCCGGCATTAAACAATAAGTTAAGCTTTTGATTGTTCTGGTACTTGGTAGGTTGACATTGCTCCTTCCAAAGCTTTGAAATTACAGCAAATACGCACAAACGGTTGCTGATGCTGAGCCAAGCCATATAGTTTTTCGGCACGCTTTTTTATCGCATCCGCATTCTTACGAATGAACAGCATTTGCTTTCCTACCATTCGCTTATACTTTTTGTCTCGATCAGAGTCTGTATCGTAGACATCCAAATCAAGTTCCGTAATTTCAGACTCTAGAACAGGAATCATATAGAGCAAACGCATAGCACCTAGTTTGTCCTCTTTATTATCAACCGCATGCAGTTTGAATAATGTGGGATTGCCGTCATCGAATTTTTCGACCGAGAACTTAGGTGAGGTTAATGGTGCTAAATATTTCATTCCTTCAACTTCTAGTACAACACCAACATAAGGCTTGGGACTAGAGTAGCTGGTACTTGGAACTTTGCTTTCCACACTACGTAGATGTGTTAAATAGCTGTTACTGACGGTATATATTTTCATTTTATAAGACCCGAATATGGAAAAACCCTGCCGAAGCAGGGTTTAAATTTTAGTTTCACACTTAACGGTAGTGACTCTCCGATAATTTTAGTTTCGCACTTAACGGTAGCGACTCTCCGATAATTTTAGTTTCACACTTAACGGTAGTGACTCTCCGACAATTTTAGTTTCACACTTAAAGGCAGTGACTCTCCTTTGCCTTTATTATAGATCTACTGACGTACTCGTCAACCAAAAACGGTTGATAAACGTCAATAAACTGCGATAAAAGACGATAAAGTTCACTGTAGATAGCAGCATAAAAAGAGATTAGCCTAGTCTGTTTAAAC